CCGGGGTAATACCCCGGGGTCGTTTTTCCAACATCGCTGTTGGATAAATCCCTCAGTACTTTCGTACTGAGCCTTGTGATATAAATCCGTTCTCTTCTCGACTAAAATCGAGAAACACGGTTTCACAAGTCGGCATATTAACCTTGGAGATACCAATGCATGAGCAGAAAGAGCTGTTCGATTTGGAGACGGTTGCAAAAGTAGATCGAAAGATCGCTTGGGCAATCATTCTCCTATCGTTCAGCTTCCTGTTCGCGCTGTTGGGCTTCATGGTATATATGTTTTGGGATTTCGGCGTCGCCGGAAGGGTCGTTCTCTTCCTCCTGTCGGTTATTGCTTTAGCTCATTTCGCGGTGTTACTTGCGAAGCGTGCTATTAGCTTGATCCGTGGGAGGTAGGTGATGGCAACTACTGGTGAAACTATTTGGGCGAGCTTAATCGCTCGACAGAAGATCAGAGTTACGCCTATATCTGAAGTGAGGAACGCATACCTGACGTTCTCATTCGGACCTTGGGTTCATTATCGCACGGAGCCTGTTCCAATTTCGGAACTTAAGCTTCATGCGTGTGAATTCAGGGCACCGTTTGGGATTCGGCCTGGTGTGTATATCCATTTCAGGTACTGGCGTCGCGCTGGTTCTCTGCGTGGAGAGGAGAAGTTTCGGTTAACTTGGCCGTACAGGTATCGCCAAATGTCCCATAAGGACATAAGCTTTCTCTGTATGTTTCAAGAGCCCCGGAATAACCTTCTCGTTCAGATCGACGGTTCCAGTCTCGCTCCGTACACCGGAAAAAGGCTTTTAAACCTTATCCCTAAGCGTACGAAGCGAAGCAAAGGACGTCCATCTGTCACCCCGCTCCAGCTTTTCAATTTATCATTGATCGCTGGTGTCCTGGCTCCTAGAGGTTCTCAACCTCGAAAGCCATTCGTGAGGAAACGTCGCGGCCCATACCAACGTAAGCCACTTTCACCTAGGCCGAACCCGGAAGTAAAAAGCTCTAGTTTCACTCTCGCTTCTGAATCACTCGGGGTTCCGTATTTTGCTACATCGGAATCCAAAGAGCAGTTCAGACGTGAGTGGACTGGAGTTAATACTCCAAATTTTGCCCGGAAGAGTGGTCGGGAGTTACCGGATAATCCGTATACTCTCTCGTTGACTAGGACCGAATGGAGCATGGGCTATGACCTGCGTAAGAAAAAACCAGGTTTTGGCACCTCGTATACAAATGCGTGGAATTGCTCGGCGTATCCTTTCGTCGCACCTACCATGTTGTCGTCAGATACTGACTTCACCATGGTTGAAAATAAGGCTCTCAGGAAACTCAATGAGCGCGCCAATCTAGGCGTTCAAGCAAATATGGCTCAAAATATAGCGCAATACTCGCAGACGACTAACATGATCGCTAATACAGCGAAAAGGCTGGTCGGCTCGATTACTGCACTTAAAAGAGGCAAGTTTGCTCTTGCTGGTGAGTATCTCTTTGAGAGTAGAAGCGGTAAGGGACCGATGACATCAATGAAGGGACTCAGTCGTTCTAAGAGTCTTGCCAATAATTGGCTCGAGCTCCAGTACGGCTGGAAACCCCTTCTGTCTGACGTCGACGCTTCTATGCGTATCTTGGCAGATTATCTGATCAAGGCGCGTAATTTTCAGGAAGTGCGTGGATCTGCGTTTGTAGGGAAAGAGACGAGTTACCCGAAGTTCGGCCCGGTTGCTACTACGCCGCATGTTGGTCATGAATATGACCGCAGGCTGTATAGTGTGCGTTTCGGTGTCCGATATAAGGTTGACTCACCAACTTATAACCTATTATCGCAGTTTGGCTTCACAAACCCCATAAACCTAGCGTGGGAGATATTGCCGTATTCTTTTGTCGTTGACTGGTTTTTGCCGATTGGACCCTACCTGGAGAGCATGTCTGCTCCTCATGGTTTAGAGTTCATTTCTGGCTTCAAAACCCGTTTCGGCAGACAGAATACAACCACAGATGTGTCTTTCCATGGGACGATGCCTGGAGATTCGACTGCGGATCTGCGTGTATTTATGGAAAGGGACAGAGAACGGGTGATTTTTGTTCGGAGTAAGCTTTCTGCTTACCCGACACAGAAGTTTCCCCAGTTCAAAAATCCTTTCTCCACGGTACATGCAGCAAACGCAATCGCACTTCTTCGCCAAGCCTTCAGAAAGACCTAAGGTACATCTGTTATCCATTTTTATGGAGTAACCAACTGATGAGTGCTATTGCACCCATTAAAGGGTCTTCCATACTATCGCCGACTGAATTGACTACGTCGGCGACTGTATCGGTGGACAAAACGTTTGACCCCGAGGGGTTTGTACTCCCAGGGGTTGCACGATGGGTTGACCGAGCTATTGACGCCACCTATAATCCATTAGGTGTCGCCATCGGCTACCCAGCCTTCACTTTGTCGGTGCGAAAACCTACCAAGGTTTCACGCATCTACAGGGTGGTGGCGAAGGTTTACCTCCCGACACTCGAACAGACGTCTCCAAGTACCGCGACCGGCATTCAGCCGGCCCCGACCTTGGCTTACGCCTGCCAGTGTGTCATGGAGTTCATGTTGCCAGAGCGGTCAACCGTGACTGAACGGGCTCGCCTGTTCAGCTACGTGCGATCGCTTTTCGCAACGACGATTACTGCGTCGGACGCGGCCCCGAGTGATGCTACCGGGTCTCCGCTTGTCGCCGCCGTAAACAGCTTCGAGGCGCCTTATTAAAGGTGTCTCTCAGCACTCCCTAGCCGAAAGGTTAGGAAGAGATCTCTACTTTTTGGAAAGGAGTCGCAAAATGAAACCTAGATACCGCTGGCGGTGTGATGGTGCGCGAGTAGACGAGATTACTTTTGTCTACTTTGCGATCATTATCCCGTTAGTGGCCCTGGTTGTCATGCTGTTGGCACTTCCCTTCTGCGCGAAAGCGTAGCTAACCTTCTCTTTATGGAGAGTCTTATGTCTATGAAATTACCTCCAATGGATCGCATAGATGCTGCTTACTTCGGTGTCGCTTTCTTTAAGCTAACCTTAGCGCAACAGTATGCGGTTATTGGAATAATTAATAAACAGGCAATGGGGAAGAAATTTCCCAGGGCCCTGCTCTTGATGGCTACCTTGGATGGTAACATCCTCGGTAATTCGCCGAAAGCGTGAGACTCACTTTAGAGTGGTTAGACAGTAGAGTAATTTTGTTCGTCTACTGAACTCTGGAGGTTCCATGTCTTATGCTAAGCATGGTTTTCGCTTTCCTTTTAAGTTAGCGAAGACTTTTCGTGTAACTCCTGAGGTTTCCTCAGGTTTAATCTCAGAGTACCTTGAGTCTCTCGATTGTCCTCGTTCGTTAGCGGTTGACATACTCTTCAGGAATGGAGAGCATGAGCAGCTTGCTAATTTAGAGTTCAATCCGCTCCACTACGAAAACATAGAGGAGCTGAGGGGCGCTTACGCCGCTACCAGATACTTGTCGAAGTTCAAAGATCTTTCTTTGGGCTACGATTTGGATAAGGTGGCGTTAGAGAAATTCGATAAATTCGAATCTCTTTGCAAGCGTACGAATGCTCGTTTTAGAAGCCCGGAGCGCGATCCCCTATATAAGGGACGCGCCGTCCAACTGCATCAAGCAGTTGGGCGCAAAATATCCAGGATTTTAGGCGAGTTTCGTCTCTCGGAGTTCTTTGAGATGGCCGATTGGGGTCCTGGTGCTACCACCCTTATAAAGATGGAAAACGCCAGCGCTACCAACAAATTTCAGTGCGAAACTGGAATAACACGTGATCTGTACGCCTTACTTCCCTCTGACCTACTCAAGGAGGTTTATCCTCTGTGGATGGGTCACATATCTCAAAGTGGTTTTCCACATTTTGAGATTGGAAATAAGGTTATCACTGTGCCGAAAGATGCAACTGCTAATCGTGTCATCGCCGTAGAACCAGGATTCAATCTCTGGTTCCAAAAGGCGGTTGGCATGATGATTCAGAAGCGTCTACGTCGGTGTGGTGTCGACCTTCGTTATCAGACTCAGAATCAGCAGTTGGCGCGAACAGCATCGAAAGATGGTGTGAACGCTACTATTGACCTGTCATCTGCTAGCGATTCTATCTCCACAGAGGTCATCCGCGACTTGTTCGAAAACCTGTCAGTTTCTGACGGGCGTACTAACAATCTCGCGACATGGTTCTCTGTGATGGATAGTTGTCGATGCCATTACGGCCTTCGAGACGGGACCTGGCTGAGGTGGGACAAGTTCTCCAGTATGGGGAACGGGTTTACATTTCAGCTTGAGTCACTACTCTTCTACGCGATAGCAGAATGCTGTCGGGAAGAGGTACGTCGTTTGGACTCCAACGCGGAGTTTGGCGACGTTTCGGTCTACGGGGATGATGTTATTATTCCCTGTAACTGTCTCGAGTACTTTTCCCTTATGTGTGAGTTCTATGGGTTCGTTATTAATGTGAAGAAGTCTCATTTCTCTTCACTTTTTCGCGAATCCTGTGGGGCTCACTACGTCAGGGGTGTGGATGTCAAACCAGTGTATCTTAAAGAGCATCTCTCTGATGTGCTATCCGTTTATAGGATGGCGAATGCAATCCGGCGCTTCTCTCACCGCAGCCTTAATTTTATGGGCTGCGATAGGAGATTCCGGGCTGTATTCGATCACCTTGTGAATCTAGTACCCAAGCCCTTACGGGTGAGGATACCTGAAACACTCGGTGATGGAGGCTTCATCTCAAATTGGGATGAAGCCCGACCAGTACGCGCTCGCCACGGTGTCGAAGGATACCGTGTCGGGAACGTAATTGCCATAGCGAAAAGCTATGAGTCAGAGGGGGTCGGTCTATTATTAGATCGACTTTGGTCGACATCTGTACAAGAGAAACGGAATACCGTTCCTCTTAGGGGCCGTACGAGGTTGCGATTTTCTCGCTCTCTCGTTCAGCAGTG